GTGAATGGAAAACGGCAATTAATGCGCTGGAAGACTCACAGCGTCGCGCTGAAGCCTTGGGGCTGACCAAAGAAAACTGGCCAACCGATTGGCAAGGAATTCCGGTCCCTTTCGGTTATATCGAGGCTCATCCAGAACAGTTCGGTCTTCGCCGCCAATGACCCCCTTCCACGACTGGCTTCACGCCCTGCCGATCGAACACGTCCAGGCGTTGCGCGACTTCCGTTCCGCCGCCAAGGCCGCGCATCCCGGCGCGCTGAACGCCATGGCCAACGCACTCGATGAAGGCGCCGCGCCCGCGATGATCGCACAAATGCCGCGCGCGTTCGTTCTCGCGCTCAATCACGAAAGGACCGCACCCAATGGCCAGTAGATCAGACCGCGTATCCGGCGACGGCCTCAAAACCGCGTGGATGCCGCCCAAATCGGGCAAGACCGCGCCGGCTGGCGGCGGCCGTGACACCATGCCGCGTGGCGACGGGCTGAAGACCGCGTGGAAGCCGGATCGCGGCGGCCTGGTCAACGTGTCGGCGGCGAAGCAGAAGGTACGGTGAGAGTGACCGGAGCCGCCGCTCGAATGTCCAGCCTCCCCGTCACACCGATCGCTGCGCTTGGCCAGCGTCCGCCGCACTTCCCGGACCCGGACGCGGACCCGATCGCCATCCTCGAAGCGCGCATCGCCGAACAGGATGAGATGCTGGCCGCCGCGCACCGCGAGGCGAAGGCATGGCAGGCGCAGTTGGAGGAGGCGCTGGTCGCCTTGATCGACGCGCGCAAGGCGCTGGAGGCCAGACCTCTGCCTCCCACTTCCTCCAATCTGGAGCACGGGTGATGTCCACACTCGACCGCGAACCTCGCACCATCTCCGCCGACCGCCCGTCGCCGCTGTTCGAGCGCCGCGTCGACCCCGGCGTCAATACACTCACGCCAAGGCGCGTCGATCCCCCCTCGCGATTGTCGACACCCATTCCGCGCGGCGTGGATCATACCGTCGCGGAGAAGCGGATTCCGGTGAAGCGTTGACCCGTCGCCGTGGCTACGCAGATGGCGGCAAAGTCGATCAACCACCGGCCGCGCCATGGTTTCAACGTGCGATCGGCGCGGACGCGCTCGCCAAAGGGTTCGCGCGGAAGGTGGAGGACGCCGCGAGCGGCAAGAAGCCTGACGCCCCGCCGGCCGCTGGTAAATCCCGTGGCGGCAAGATCACCAGCACCGCCGGCAAGCCGATCGGCAAGGATGACGGCATGATCCCGGCTCAACGCGGCGAATACGTGGTGAAGAAATCGTCAACGGCGAAGTATGGCCCCGCGAAGATGGCGGCTGTGAACAAAGGAACGGCGCGTATTTCGACGACGAAACGAGGGAAGCAGTGATGCCTCTGAAGAAAGGTGCCTCCCGCAAAACCATATCGTCCAACATCCGCAAGGAAGTGGACGCGGGCAAGCCTCAGAAGCAAGCCGTGGCGATTGCTTTGCGTGTCGCGGATAAGGCGAAGGGTAAGAAATAGCCTTGTCCGACACTCTCGCCGACGACGATGTTGACAGCGCGATCGATGCCACGAATCCCGTGGTGCGACGCGCGCACAAACGCTTCAAGAAGTGCCAGGACTGGGAGAACGTGGCCCGTCAGAACTGGCGCGAGGATTACAAGTTCGCCAACGGCGACGTTTACAACAACTACCAATGGCCCGTTGGCATGGTCGGCCAACGCGGCGAGCGGCCGAGCCTCACGGTCAACGAAACCCGGCAGCACAACCTGCACATCATCAACGAGGCCAAGCAGAACAAGGCGGCGGTGAAGTATCGTCCGACCGGCGGCGGTGCGACGGCGGAAGCCGCCGAGGTCTACGAAGGCATGTATCGCCACATCAGCAACATCAGCAACGCACAGATGGCGCAGGGGCAGGCGATCAGTTTTCAGGTCATCTCCGGCCTGGGTTGGACCATCGTCGAATCCGATTACGTCGAGGCAAGCCCAATCCCCGGTCCCGATGCGTTCAACCAGGAGATTTACATCCGGGGCATCGACGATCCCATGTGCGTCATGCTCGATTGCGATGCTCAGGAACCGGACGGATCGGACGCGCGCTACGGCTTCGTGTTCACCGATAGGCCGCGTGACGAGGTGGTCGAGAAGTATCCGTGGTTGCGGAACAAGATCGCGACGGCCAACGCGGTGGACGGAGAGGACTCCGGGTGGATACGCGAGGAGCATGTCCGCGAATGCACCTATTACGAGGTGACCGAGGATAAGGACGAACTGCTGGGCGACGATGAAGGAACCGTGACATTCGCCAGCAAGGTGCCGAACGCGCTCATCAAGCAGTGGGAAGCCGAGCATGAGGCCAACGGCTCGAAGCTGCGGCGCCGGCCGATCATCCGCAAGTCGGTGAAGTCGTATCTCATCATCGGCAACGATCTGATCGATGAAGAAACCAAGGAACTGCCCGGAACCTCAGTGCCGCTCGTGCCATGGATCGGCGAGGTGACCGTCATCGACCGGCAGATGGACCGCAAGGGCCACACTCGCGCGTTGATCTCGGCGCAGCAGATGGAGAACTACAACTGGTCCGCATCCGTCGAATACGGCGCGCTGCAGAGCAAGACGCCTTACGTCGGCCCGGCGGCCGCGTTCGAAGGACTGAACGACTACTGGTCGACGGCCAACGTCGAAAACCACGCGTTCCTGCCCTATAACCATCGCGACGACGAGGGCAACGAAATCCCGGCTCCGCAGCGTCAGCAGCCGCCGACCGGAGCGCCGGTCTACATGGAAGGCGCGCAAATGGCGCGGCAGTACATGCAGATCGCGTCAGGCCAGTTCGAAGCGATGATGGGTGAGCCGGGCAACGAGAGGTCCGGCAAGGCGATTAACGAGCGCCAGCGCATGGGCGACCGTGCCACGTACCACTTCATCGACAACCAGGCGCTCGCGATCCGCCGGCAGGGCGTGATCGTCAAGGAGTGGATACCGGTCATCTACGATACCGAGCGGGTCGCGCGGATCATCAACGCCAAGGGCGAAGAGGAAGAGGTCCTTCTGGACCCCAACAGCCCGGAGGCGCATCGCGAAAAGAAGATCGGCGAGGCGATCCAACGCATCTTCAACCCGCGCGTTGGATCATACGAGGTCGTGTCCGACGTGGGTCCGGACTACGCGACGCAGCGCCAGGAGGCGTTCAACGCGATCGTGCAGATTCTTACCCAGGCGCCGGCGCTGATCGACAAGATCGGCGACCTGCTGTTCAAGGTCGCGGACTTCCCGCTGGCCGATGAAATCGCCGAACGGTTGAAGCCGGGGCTCGATCCGCAGGCCCAGCAGGCCATCGCGTTGCTCCAGAAGCAGCTCCAGCAGGCCACCGAAAAGGGTCTCAACGGCGAGAAGCTGCTCAGCGAGGCCATGCAGGCATTGACCGAGGAGCGGATCAAGGCAAAGAACGACGATCAGGATGCCGTGGTGAAGGCGTTCGACGCCGACACGAAGCGGCTCGCCGTGGTCAAGGATCTGATGAAAGACGACCCGATCGTGATGGCGGCGCTGCAACCGATGGTGGCCGCGATGGTGGCGCAGGTAATGCGGCAGAACTCGCAGGACAATCTTGGCCCGGTCGTTGGGCATCTGACGGAAGAGGTGACGCAGCCGGTTCCGGAGGGCGTCGAGGGCGTTGGCGGGGAATTGCCGATCCGCGTGCCTGACCTCGGGCGGCAGGCGGCCATGGTTGGGGGTGCGTGATGGAAATCACAGAAGGAACATGGACCGATACTTTCGCCCTTCTGGCGGGGATCTTCGATAATCTCGCGCCTCTCCACGGGGCGCTGGAGACGAAAATGCCGGCCTGGGGCGTGCCGGGAGAGGAGACGGATGTGACGATAGCGTCTCAGGTTCCCTGGGAGCAGGCGTTGAAAGAGGAGATCACCCGCCTCCACGATCTGCTGAAGGTGCGGACAGATGAACGGGATGCGGCCAGGGAGGAATGCGCCCGTCTCGCCGCCCGACCGACATCCGAAACCCCGAAGCAATCCCACGACTGGACACGGGACTTCAGCGGCGATCGCCGGAGGATCGGCGGATGAACCGCGCCCAACGCCGTCTCGCCGCTCCCCACGTCCGCACGCGCGAGGTCCGCGATCCCTCCCGCATTTCCGGCCAGGGCACCGGCCTGAACGCGCACCGCATGATCGCGGAAACGGCCGTGCAGATGGCTCAGGCGCATTTCGAGCACTACATGAGCGTGAACAACGAACTGTGGAAAACGTTACGCGAAGTGCTCACCGAAAAACAGGCCCGCACCGCGTTCGTCGCGAAGATCGCGCCGATGCTGCTGGAGGAGGCGCGTCTCGCACTGACGGACTGCCTGTCGCAGCCCGATGATGTCTGCACGCCGCACATGAAGGCCGAGATCGCCGACGCGCTGATCAAGGACAACGACATGCGCGCCAACCGGCGCAAGGCGGCGGAACATATGCCGTCGAGGTTGCTGCATTGATGATCTGGCGCATCAAAGTTAGTCAGGACCGATCCTTTACCATGCTGGAGGCCAGTACAGACAAAAATACCCTTGATGTCACGATCAAGGGTGACCTTACGACGAAGAATGCCACTGCGGCGCTGCGAACTTTGGCGCATCTGATCGAACACGAGGAAAACAAGGCTCAGACGGTCATTATGTGATGGAATACACACGCCGCCTTCGCGCTGAAATCGCCCGGCTTCGTGAGTTGCTGGAAGATCATGGTATTGATCCGGAGCCGTATGTTCCGCCGCCGCCGCAATTTGGACCGCCGACTGAATGGGAATGGCGACTTGCTGAATTATTCAAGAAGTCGGCCGCCCATGCCGCAACTATGCTGCTGACGCAAAAGAACGATTGGCTCTTTACGGCCGGCGAAAAACCGCTCTCGGCTTTAGGCGTCCGCCTCCCAATGGACTTCACCGTCCGTTCGTAATCCGGCCACCGCGCCGCGCGACTACAGGAGCCTGAATGAGCGAAACCATCACCGACACCACGCCGGCGGCCGATCCCACGCCTGAACCGCCCCCGACGCCAGAACCCCAGACACAGGCGGACGGCGGCGGCGATGGTGGTCAGGAACCGCCGCAAACCACGGAGCAGACGCCTGAACCCGAGCCGGCGCCAAAGCCCGACAAAATCGAGCGTCGCATCGCCAACCTCACGCGGAAGATGGCGGATGAAGCGCGGGCCAGGGAAGCCGCCGAACGCCGCGCTGAGGCCGCCGAGGCGCTGTTGCGGGCCAATCGTCCCGAAGGCGACGAGACGCCGCCAGCGCCGCGCCAGGACACCACGCAGGACGTCGAGGCACGCGCCGCGCAACTGCTCCAGGAGCGGCAGTTCACGCAACGCCTTGTCGAGATTGACACGACCGGCAAGCGCGATCTGGGCGCGGACGCATGGGAGCAGGCCAAGGCGACGCTCACCAGCCTTGGCGCGGTAAACAACCAGGCGTTCTTGCAGGCGCTCGCCGAAGCCGAGAACCCGGCCAAACTGTTCGCGCACTATGCCGACGACACCGACGCGCTAATGGAACTGCTGAGCAAGCCGCCGGCGGCGATGGCGGCGCGGATCGGGCGCCTGGATGTGGAACTGAGCCGGCCGGTCGTGAAGCCGGTCAGCAACGCGCCGACGCCCGCGACCCGGGTGCGTGCATCTGGCGTGGCGCCGGAACCGACGATCTATGACTACCCGGCGAACATGAGCATGAAGGAATGGAACGCGATGATGGATCGCGTTCTGCCGCCGAGTTTGGGCGGGAAGAGGAGGAACGCGTGAGCGAGATCAACGGATGGTCGCCGCCGCTCGTTTATGACGTCACTATAGGAAACAAACGAATTGCGACTCAGGAAGACGTCGACCGCCTTGAACTGATCGCGCATCTTTACCACCAACTTCGCGGGACGTTGAACAATGAACTGAGTGGGCACGACCAAATCTTCGCCACTCACCGCTCTAAGACTTAATCCCAACCCCCGGCGCCGCCGGAGTTCAAACGAGCCAGACCGGGACTGAAACCCGCGCAACGTGCCTATACTGACCCTTGCGACGCGCGACTACCGAAATACTTCCGACGCAACGGCAATCCAAGTCCCCATCAAGAACTTTCGAGTGAGATGGGTCCTGTTTTGTCTGGCGCTTGAGCATCGCTCGCGCCGCGTCCGAAGGATACTCACGTGGCTAACACCCTCCTAACCATCGACATGGTAACCCGTCTGGCCGTTCGTTTGTGGAAAAACACGAACGCGTTCATGCGAAACATCAACACGCAGTACGACGACCAGTTCGCCCGTGAAGGCGCGAAAATCGGTTCTCAGCTTCGCATCCGCCTGCCGGTCGATTACCCGGTCGGAACGGGTTCGGCGATTTCCTTCCAGGATACCGCTGAGAACTACACCACCCTGACCATGGCGACGCAGAACAATGTCGGTCTGTCGTTCAGCCAGATCCAGCAGATGTTGCAGGTCGACGACTATGCCGAGCGTTACCTCGCGCCGGCGGTCAACAACCTCGCTGGCAAGGTCGCGGTCGGCATCATGTCGGGCGCGGAAGGCGGCGTTTGCAACTACGTCGACAACCAGGTGTCGAGCGCGATCGTCTCGCCATCGAACACCACGATCCTGACCGCGAACGCGATCCTGGCGACGCAATCCGCGCCGATGATGAACCATCGCCTGGTGGTCAATCCGTTCACGGACGCCCGCGTGGCTGGCGCGCTCGGCGGCCTGTTCAACCCGGCCACCGAGATCAGCGAGCAGTATCGTTCCGGCTCGATGAAGAACGCGCTGGGCTTCGACTGGATGATGGACCAGACCGTGTTGGTTCACACGCCCGGTTCGTTCTCCGCCGGCACCGTCAACGGCGCGGGGCAGACCGGGACCACGATCACCACCAACGCGATCACCGGCACGCTGAAAAAGGGCGACATCATCACCTTCGCCGGGGTGAATGGCGTCAACCGCATCGAGAAGCAGTCTTACGGTCAGTTGCGACAGTTCGTTGTGCTCGCGGACGTGGCGACCAGCGGCACCTCGATTTCCATCTATCCCGCGCTGATCCCCGCCGGACCTGGTGGCGTCGATGTGCAATACCAGACCGTCGACGTGAGCCCGGCGAACTCGGCCGCCATCGCGCTGGCGAGCCCGGCGAGCACGGCCTACCGCAAGAACATCGCCTTCGTTCCCGATACCGTGACGATGGCGACGGCCGACCTCGAAATCCCGCCAAATGTCGAAAGCGCGCGGCACGAACTCGACGGCGTGTCGATGCTGATGGTGCGGCAATACATCATCGGCACGGGCCAGACCGGGACGCGTCTCGATGTGGTGTGGGGCGCGCTTTGGGTGAGGCCGGAATGGGGCTGTGTTGTTGCGGACATCGTGTGACGAAACGGAGCGGCGGTCCTTCGGGGCCGCCGTTCATTTATCAACCCAGGAGTAACCATGGCCGTCTCTCCCGTTCAAGCGTCTCAGATGAAATACCTCCGCGCCGGTGGTCCGTACGAACTGCCTCTCCAGCAGCTTCGCGAAAAGAGCATCCTCCCGGAGGAAGGCGCCACGCCTTACATGGAATACCCGAAGATGCTGCGCCTCGACGAGCGCGAGGTGACGGAAGACCGGATCGTCGATCTGTGCGATGGGTCCAAGAAGCACGTCACCGAGACGCGCACGGTCTACACTCAGGTCATCGTCAACAGCGAGGAAGAGGAGGAGCGCGTTCTCGCCGGCGGCAAGACCTCGGTGCAGCTTGAAGAAGAACGCCAGGGCTTGCTCGCGCGTTGTTCGAACATGAACATCGCCGCTGATCCTTCGTGGTCCGCCGTGCGTCTGCGGCGTCTGTTGGGCGATGCGCTCGATGCGCCGGCCCCGGGCGACAACATGGCGAAGCTGGAGGCGGAACTCGCGTCGCTTCGCAAGATGAAGGCGATGCAGGACGAGATCGACGCGCTCCGGGCGCAGATCGCGAAGCCCGCCGACGATATCGACGAACTTCGCGCGCAACTCGCTGATCTGGGCGTCACCGCCGACAAGCGGTGGGGCGCGGCGCGGTTGCGCGACGAACTGGAGCGGGCAACGGAGCCAAGGGAGCAGGCGGCGTGATCAAAAACGGAAGTATTTGGGCATCCTCAGAGATTATGCGCAAACTTTGCGGGACTGTCAGTGGCGATACGACTTCAATGGAAGATGTAGCACAGGCCGCCGCGAAAGATGCGGCTGGCGCCCATTTCGCAGCGGGATTCTCGCCGGCACAAGTCACGGCGCTTCGGGCGCGGATCAAGGAACTTCGCGGGCAGGACAATTCATGAAGCGCACTCTCGCCGCCCTCGCTTTCTTCACCGCGGGGATCGGCTTTGGCTGGGGTCAGACCGATCCCGGCCTGCAATACCAGCAGGTCCTTTCTGCGCTCCAATGGAACGCGCTGTTCGCCGGGAAAACGGACTATCCGCTGAAGTCCTACACGGTGGCCACGCTGCCGGCGTGCGGGACGGCCAACAAGGGCGCGTTGCTGATGGTCACGGATGCCACGACGCCGACTTATAACGCGGCGCTGACGGGCTCTGGAGCGATCGTGGTGCCGGTGTTTTGCAACGGTAGCGCGTGGACCAGCCACTGAAATGAGCGGCGCCATCGGCACCCTCGCGATCGGGGAAACCGCGATTGGCGGCTCGTTCGTCCAGTCCTACACCGCGCGGGACATGGTGAACCTCGCCGCGCGTTCCGCCGGTATCCTGGGCGTCGGCCAGACGATCTTGCCGCAGGATATCAGCGACATTTTCGCCATGTTGAACGGAATGCTGGCGCAATGGTCGCGTCGACGCTGGCTGATCTGGCATTTGCTGGATATTTTCGTGCCAACGACCGGCGGTCAGCAGCGGTATTCGATCGGCACGCGCGGGGACTACGACTTCCCGCGTCCGGATCGGCTGGAGGCGGCGTATTTCCGCCAATACACGAACGGTTCGCCGAATTTCGTCGATTTCCCGCTCGATATCCTCCAATCGATGGAAGACTACAGCCAGATCGCGCTGAAAAAGCTGCTTTCATGGCCGCAGGCGGTCTTCTACGACAGTGCGTTCCCGATTGGATACATCTACCCGGTGCCGATCCCCCAGGTTCAGGGGATTTTCGAGTTGCATGTGCTCATCAAGGACACGTTGAATCAGTTCCCGACCGTGGACAGCAACGTAAACCTGCCGCCCGAGTATTTCGAGGCGATCTGGACCAACCTGACGATGCGAATTTGCGCGCTGTATCCCGGCGCGATCATGAACGAACTGACGGCGGGACTGGCGAAGGCGTCGCTCAACACGATACGCAACGCGAATACTCAGATATCCCGTTTGCGGATGCCCGAGGGTATGACGCGACCGCCTTTGTATAACATCTACAGCGGCATGGAATATTGATCTCCGTCCTGATCCCCGAGCGCGGCCGCCCCGAGATGCTGGAGCGGTTGCTATGGTCGCTTCGCAAGCAGGCCGGCGGTGATCGGGACTACGAGATCCTCGTCGCGATCGACGACGACGACCCCGCGTGGCCGGTGCGGCCATGCAATGACCATCTGATCCATTATTTCGTCTGGCCGCGTCCTCCCACGCTTGGCGTCAAACTCAACATGCTGGCCGAACGGGCGCGCGGCGACATCCTATGGTTCATCGGCAACGACATGCTGATGGAGACGCCTGACTGGCCGGCACGGATGCGCGAGGGCGTGGCGCGGCTGCCGGGTGGCATCGGCGTGCCGTTCGCGAATTCCACGCTGAGCCCCGGCGAGCCGACGTATCCGGTCATCACGCGGCGCATGATGGAGGCGGTCGGGCACTTCATGGAGCCCGCGTTCCCGTACTGGTTCATCGACACAGCATGGGGAGAACTCGGCCGCATGATCGACCGGCTTTTTCCGATCGACGTCACCGTGTCAGCGCCAGAGGGCATCGGCCGCACCCACGCTCTGGTCGATCTGCCGTTCTGGGTGGGGTATTTCAACGCGACACGCCCGGAGCGGGTCCATACCGCGTCCCGGCTTCTTGGCGGTCCGGTGCCGCCCGGTCGGATCGTCGAATGCGTGCGCCGCACCGCGCATCTGTCTACGCCGGAATTCCTCGCGCGTTGGGGCGGCACGGCGGAATCGCCGCCGGGTCCGCACTACGCCGCCGTGAAGGCGCAGGCGACGGCACACATGCTGGACCGTCTGGAAGCCGAACTCACCGGTGCGTCGCGCAACGACCCGCCGATGGATCCGTGGTCCGATGGCGTCTACCGGCCAGACGTGCGCGCCGCGGGCCGAGACTGGCCGTCCACGGCGTTGACGATGATCGGCGCCCAACGGATGCGACAACTGCGGAACGCCTGTGAGGACGTTCTGGCGGCCGGCGTGCCGGGTGATTTCATCGAGACCGGCGTATGGCGCGGCGGCGCGTGCATCTACATGGCGGCGATCCTGGAAGCGCACGGCGCGGATCGGACCGTCTGGGCGGCTGACAGTTTCGTTGGGCTGCCCCGGCCGTCCATGGCACAGGACGAGGGTGATCGGCATCACACCTACGACCAACTCGCGGTCAGCCGCATCGAGGTAGAGGCGAATTTCGCGCGCTACGGGCTGTTGACCCGCGTCCGTGTCCTTGAGGGCTGGTTCAGGCACACGCTACCCACCGCGCCGATCGAACGGCTCGCGATTCTGCGCCTCGACGGTGACATGTACGAAAGCACGATCCAGGCGCTTGATGCGCTGTATCCGAAGCTGTCACCAGGCGGCATTTGCATCGTTGACGACTACTTCATGGCGCCCTGCGCGCGGGCGGTGACGGATTACCGGACGGCGCAGGGGGTCGCGGCGCCGATCCAGTTCATCGATGGCATGGGGGTATGGTGGCGGGCGTGACGGTCTGCCTGACAATGATCGTCAAGAACGAGGCGCACGTCATTCGCCGCTGCCTCGACTCAGTGCGGCCGTTCATCGACGCATGGCTGATCGTCGACACCGGCTCCACGGACGGCACCCAGTCGATCATCCGCGACACGATGCACGACGTCCCCGGCGAACTCCACGAACGCCCTTGGGTCGACTTCGGCACGAACCGCACGCAGGCGCTGGAACTGGCGCGCGGCATGGCGGACTATTCGCTGGTCATCGACGCCGACGATGTACTCGAGGGAACGCCCCCGCTGCCTCCGCTCACCGCCGACGCTTACACGCTGGACATCGACTTCGCGCCGCTCCGCTACCAGCGCACGCAACTGTTCAGCAACCGACTGAACTGGCGCTACCGGGGCGTCCTGCACGAGTTCCCCGAGGCCGAGGGCGCGACATCATCCGAACATCTGCCGCTCACGATCCGCGTCACGAACGACGGCGCGCGGCGGCAGGATCCCGGGAAGTATCGCAAGGACGCTCTGGCGCTGACGAAGGCGCTGGAGACCGAGACCGATCCGTTCATGGTCTCGCGCTACACGTTCTACCTGGCGCAGTCGTGGCGGGATGCCGGCGAACCGCGCCTGGCGCTGCGGCACTACCTCGCACGCGCGAGCCAAGGCTTCTGGCAAAGCGAGGTCTACGTCTCACTGCTCAACGCGGCGCGGCTCCGGGAAGGCCTGGAGCATGTCGAGCAGCAGGTTCTGGACGCGTATCGGGCCGCGCGTGAAGCGTCTCCCGATCGCGCGGAGGCATCCCACGGAGCGGCGCGGTATTGCCGGCTGCGTAACCAGTTCGAACTCGGATTCCAGTTCGCGAAAAGCGGTGCCGCGCTCGCGGTTCCGGCCGGGCTCTTCGTGGAGCCCTGGGTCTACCAATACGGCATCCTCGATGAACTGGCGATCAACGCCTACTGGGCCGGCCATTATCGCGAGGCGGTCGACGCCTGCGAGATCATCCTCTCCGAAACCAAAATCCCCAACGACCAACGTCCGCGCGTGATCGCGAACGCGAACTTCGCCCGCCGCAAACTCATAGGAGCCTGAAATGACCGCATCCCCCGACAGCCTGGTTGTGACCGGCGAGACCTTCGAACAGGTTTCGGTGGGCTCATTGCTGATTACCATCAGCGGCACGCAGTACACGCTCGCGGCGGCCATCGCGGCGGCAACGACGGGCGCTACCGGTGGAACGGGTGCCACCGGCGGAACTGGTGGAACGGGAGCCACGGGGGGAACAGGAGCCACTGGCGCTACTGGCGCGACCGGCGCGACAGGCCCCACTGGCGCTACTGGCGACACCGGCCCAACTGGTCCGACCGGCCCGACATAATTCCCCATGCCGCCTCCCGTCCGCGTTCCGCTCGTTCAGGGTGCCTACACCGCGCGCAATGTCATCGCCGCGGCGCAGCGTTCCCTGAACCTGTATCCAGAGCGGGACCCGGAGGGAGAAGACAGTCCCGTCACGCACTACCCGACGCCCGGCCTGACCCGCCTGGGCGTCCCGGCGCAGGCCAATCGCGTGCGCGGGCTGTATCGCGCGACCAACGAGGGCGTCTACGCGGCGGTCGGGAACGGCGTCTATTACGTGTCGCCGAACTGGACGACGACGTTTCTCGGCCGGATGGGGATCGCGTGGGGAACTGATCTCGTCATCCACCCATCCGACATCGTTTCGTCCGCGACCTACAATTTCGTCACGGATGATATCGGCAATTTCGTCCAGATCATGGGCGGCACCGGTTTCATACCGGGGGAATACGAGATCGTCGGCGTCGCGTCCGGGCAGGCCGCGCTAGGCGCCTCCCCAGGCGCGAACGGTTCGACGGGCGGCGATTGGAATCTGGTTCAGCCGGCCATCGCGCCGGGACCGGACGGCAACAACATTCGCACGTGTCCGGTGAAAATGCAGGACAACGGCGTCACGATGGTCATCGTTGACGGGTCGAGTTACGGCTGGACCGTCGATATCGATTCGCACGCGTATGCGCGCATCGTCGATCCCAACTTCTTCGGTTCGAACTTCGTCGAGATCATCGATACGATCTTCCTGTTCAACAAGCCGAACAGCAATATCTGGTACATCTCGCCAAGCAATTACACCGTCGGCCCGAACGGCACCGATCTGGTCATCGAGGCGGACGGCTCGGTCACATCGGCGTCCTATACATTTCTCCCGACCGATGTCGGCGGCACGCTGAACATCACCGCGGGAACCGGGTTTCTCGTCAATTTCTACATCATAACGTCTGTTTCGCTTGGCGCCGCGACGCTCGATACCTCTCCCGGAACGCCAGGGAGCACCGGCGGCACATGGTCGCTCGGACAGGCGTTCGATCCGCTTTCGTATGCCGCCAAAACGGGCTATCCCGATCTTATCGCCGGCATAACCGCGCAAAACCGCAATGCCTGGATCATCGGCGCTCAGATGACCGCCGAGATCTGGTATCACAACGCGGCGGCGACGATCACCGATTTCGCCTTCGCCATCATCGACGGTCCGTTCATCGAGCACGGCTGCATCGCGCGCTATTCCATCGCCAATGTCGGCGGCGTGACGTTCTGGCTTAGCCAAAATCTCGGTGGCACGTCCTACGTCGTCATGGGAGCCAATCTCGCATCGCAACGGATTTCCAATGAAGCAATCGAGGCCGCGATTGGCTCATACCCGGTGATCACCGATGCCGTGGGCTTCGTTTACACCGAATATGGACACACCTTCTATTGGCTGAAATTCCCAACGCAGGGCATTGATTGGGTCTATGATCTGACCACGAAACAATGGCACGAACGCGGGCACCTGAAAGTCGATTGCACGACGGAATCCAGTCACGTCTTTTGCAGCGTTTACGCTCATGGCATCAACGTGGTCGGCGACAGCGAGACCGGGCAACTCTATTGGCTCAACATCGACGACCCCACCGATAACGGAGACTTCATCGAGCGGCGGCGCGGCTGGCCGCACATGATGGTCAACGGTAACCGTGCCTCCTATCCCTCGTTCGTCGCGGACGTTCAGGCTGGCACCGTTACGCTCGCGGACGACGGCAGCGCGCTTTTCATGCCGGGGACCAATCGCGCGGTCGTGACCGTGATCCGGACGACGTTCACCGCGCCGAATCAGACGCTTTTGCAGGACTATTTCAGCACGGACGGGTATTTCCCAAGAATAGCCGGGGACATCGGCTCACAATATTCCCAGATCGATTTCACGACCTCGGCCGTCATCGTCGGGAACGTGCTGACCGGCGTTGGCCAGACCGAATATCTCGCGGCCGGCAAGCCGACGAGTGCTGATTACATCGCGCAATTCCAGGCCATTCCGGCAAGCGTCGGCGTGGCGGCAAACGGTAAGCAGTTGTTTCTGGTTGGGCGCGCGAATGCGTCGAACAACGGCTACAAGATGATCGCGACGTCGGACGGTTCCGTCTACCAGGTCAAATTGACCGTGATGGGCGCGGGGACGACGACGGTCGCTATGGGGCTGCTAACGTCCGGGTTTTTCCAGTTGTATCTCTCGATGCAGGGCGCCGCGATCGATGTCGCCGTGCAACGGTCAGAGGACGATTTCTGGCTGCGGTCGGACGCCTCGTGGGGCGCTTCCTTCGATAAGGCCATTTCCATCACCGACACGACATACACGACGGCCGGGAACGTGCTGATTGGAGGCATTTGGTGACAGACGCGCCCGACACCAAATTCGTTACCGGCGAGACATTCGAACAGCTTGACGATACGGAGATCCTGGTGACGCCGGTCGGCCGGCCGCAGGTCACGCTCGCTCAGGCCCTGGCGGATGCGAGCGGCTCGGTGACGGTGATCCGCGTCGAGGGCGGTCCGCTTCTCATCGAGAACACGATCACGACCATCGGCACCATCCAGGGTTCGGTTGGTTCACTCACGGCACATGGCGTTGTGCTTGGCGCGAATGCGGACCCGATCACCGCGACCGCCGCGATGGGCAACGCGCAACTGCTCGTTGGTCAGTCGAGCGCCGATCCGGTTCCGCGCACGGTCGGCGGCGACGTCACGATGGACAATCTCGGCGACTTCGCGTTGGTCGATATCGGGGTCGTGGCGGGAACGTATGGAGACGGCACGCATGTAAGCCAGGTGACGTTCGACGCCGCCGGGCGGGCTCTGAGCGCTGCCAATGTGCCGATCACGGGCGTCATCGGGCCCACGGGGCCAACGGGTGGGACCGGTAGCACGGGCGCCACGGGTGCCACGGGGGCGACGTCAACGGTGGCGGGTCCGACAGGGGCAACAGGGGCAACAGGGGCAACAGGGGCAACAGGGGCAACCGGGGCGACTGGGGCGACAGGCACGGCCGGTAGCGGCGGCGCTACCGGAGCAACAGGGGAGACTGGCGCCACGGGGGCAACGGGACCCACGGGGAGCGCAGGCGTTACAGGCCCCACGGGCCCCACGGGTGATACCGGCACGGCGGGAGCCACTGGCGCAACCGGCGTCACGGGAGCCACTGGCGCAACCGGCAGCACGGGCGCCACTGGGACAGGTGCCACTGGACCTACTGGCCCAACAGGAGCGGCCTCGCTCAGCAGCGGTTCAATCGTCGCGGCGGGCACGACGGTCGTCTCGGTCCCTGGCGGCGCGACGTGGTTCCACTTCGTGGCCTATGGCGGCGGTGGCGGCGGTGGTGGAGGGGCTGGGGGGGCCGTCAGCACGTTGCGGCAAGGGGGTACTGGCGGCGGGGGCGGCGCCAGGGCCGAAGATACCTGGCTGGTCGCCAATCTTGGCACGGTCGTTACCATCGTGGCGGGAGCGGGCGGGGCAAAAGGGACAGGTGGCAGCAGTGCCATCGGGAACAGCGGCACTGCTGGCGGCAGTTCAACGATCAACGGGGTTATCGTTGCTGGCGGCGGAGGTGCCGGTTTAAGAGGAGCGGCCACGGCGCAAGCGTTATCTGGTGGCGGCGGCGGCGGCGTCGGAGGGAATGGTGGGGATGGCGCCGGCGGGGCGACTGCTTCGGGCGGTTCTCCCAACCCAGGAATATGGGTCTCAGGCGCTCAGGGTAACGCCATTGGCGGTGGTGGCGCTGACAGCGAAACGGGTGGCGGCGGCGGATGTGCCGAATACGGCGGGGCCTCGGGCGGCACACAAAGCACGACAGGAACGCCAGGAGCAGGCGGAAGTTCGCTAATGGGCGGCGGCGGGGGTGGCGCCGGCGGCGGTGTCACTAACGCGAATCCAGGCACGGCCAATAATGGCGGCCGCGGCGGCCACATCAATTCATATACCCAAGGCGCCGGCGCGCTTGGCGGTAATGCGAACGGCAACGCCGGCATCGGCACTGCGACAGCCGGGGATACCCGTTACGGCGGCGGCGGCGGCCCTGGCGGCGGCGGGAATAACGCTGGCACGGGTGGCGCGGCCAATGCTGGCGCATCCCCTGGTGGCGGCGGTGGTGGGGGTGGTGGCGGAACATCGACAGGTGGTGATGGCGGGAATGGTGCCGATGGTGCTGTGTGGTGGTATTTTGTTTAAGGGCATGAGCCGATGACCGTTTCGGTTCTTTGGAAGACAGCATTACCGCCAGGGCCGCCATTCCCGGATGGGTATTCAAATAATGGCGACGACAACCAGGCGTTCGATTGGGTTCGAAATGTTTGTTATCAGGCGATAGCTGCTCCCGACGTTGGCGGTATTGAGGTTACCGACCTGACAACCATGGATGTGACTCAGCTTGTCACGTTCGACTCGATGTACGCAGGGACCTCTTACGGTTCTCCGCCCGGTTCGCCACCAGGGCAGAGTTGTTTTGGTCTGACGTGTGGCAATAACAGCGATGTCTATCTAATCGTGGAGGCGGCGGCGCTTCCAATTTACCGACGATTAGCGCGAATTGACCCCGACACTTGGAAGGTAACGGGCGAGTTCTTTGTCAGCAATACGATAACCGGTTGCGTCTACGGCGCTGGCGTGGACTGCGTCAATGTCGCTGGTGGCTCGACCATAGTCGGCTCTAACGGCAATTATCTTGTCGATAAGGCACAGCTTTTCGACGGCACCTCAATGGCTTTTTTGTGGTATGGAGCCCCCGCCACATATTCGGGGTCAGCCAACAAATTATTGATCCCAGGCGCTCAGAATGGCGATGGATCGTGCGACTTTTGGGTTATCAATTCTGACGTTTCAGGAACTTCGGGGAATATCGACTTTTGGCGTATCGTCGTTGACGCGAGTCTCTCCGTCACCGAAACGTTGGCGTTCACTCTGGCCTATAGCCCAGGGCTCTCGGTTTATGTTCAACGAGCGGAATGGGACGATGCTCATAGCCGTTTGTTGGTTTGGATCGCCCGTGACCCGAGTTCAGCGCCAACTTTAATTTCAGTGGGAACAACAGGAACAGTTGCATGGGTTTACTCTGGTGGGCCTCTGGCCAGAGAAGTTAAGGGGGGGCACGGAAATTCCAGATTAACGGGCACGACGATTGGCGTTGTCACATCCATTGGTCACGTGGCTGTGATAAACACGACCGATGGCACGTTGATCGAGAGTAATGCTCTTTCGACCGGGGATTCCACGCCGCCCAATACTGGCAATACGATACTTTCCACGAGTTTCTATGATGCGTGGGACAGTGCTTCCCAGAGCTTTTTTACCACGGTTTTGGGAGTAGGGAGTCCGAAGGTAACTTGGGTTCTGCCACCCGGCATCCCTGTTCCATTCTGCGGCGAAACGCACACCACGACCAGTTTCACGGCGGCATGGACGCCGACCGGTGTCGCGGCGACGTCCTACACCGTCGATTGGCGCAAGGTCGGCGATGTTTCGTTCACCGAAGTAACGGGGATCACCGATACGTCTCTGCTGGTCACCGGACTTACCATAGCCACGGAATACGAGTTCAAGGTCAAAGCGATAAACGCCGATGGCGACAGCGGATTTTCCGATCTCATCCAATGTTCCACCCTCGCGATTGTCGCATTCAACATGGACAACGTCATCGTCCAGTCCCTGACCACGGAAAGCCCCTGCACCGCGTCGCAGTTCACTCCGCCGCCCGATGTCACGCCGTCGTGGGGACTCCGCTGGTCCGACACGCGGGGCGCCACGTTCGGCAACGCCGTGCCGCAGGAGTTCACGGCCGACCCGCTCGGGCAACCGCAATGGAACCGCACCGGCATGGCGCGGGATCGGGTGTTCGAATTGTTCTGGTCAGCGGCTTATAAGACCGCGTTGAACGGCGCGTTCGTCGAAGTGAGTCCGCTGAAGTCATGAGCGGTAATGTTCCGGTCCCGGTGCCGACGCAGCCGGTTCAGGACGCGGGCAACGGCCAACTCAACCGCGCGTGGTATATGTTCTTCTTGTCGTTGGGGAAGAATAAAGGCCCGCCCGGGGCGACTGGGCCTACGGGGCCTACAGGCCCAACGGGGGCCGGAGGCGGAACGGGAGCGACAGGGGCGACGGGAGCAACCGGCGTCGGCGCGACCGGCCCTACGGGGCCCACGGGTCCGACAGGACCCACAGGAGCGACCGGGGCCACCGGCCCCACGTTCACCGCGGCGCAGTTCTTCGCGACTGATCTTTCCGGCGGCCCAACGTCCGATCCGGGCGGCGGATTGCCGTGGTTGAAGGCGGGGGATGTGCATGTTGGGCCGTAGCCACTTTCGCTTGATTGTCGACAATATAGACGTGTCCCGCTTACTTGCTCAGATCGACGCTCGACCGGAAGTCTGGAACACACGACCAGAACGGCGCCTTGGGAATTCTCCCCATCGGGAAACCGACGACATCTGGTATCGGTTCGCCGATGAGGATGCGATGCGGGACCCGAATTTCTCACAAAAACCACACCGGTCTGTCTGGTGGCCGGAGGCGAAGATCACGCCGGCGGTATTCGAGGCAGTCAGCGACGTAAGAAACGTCCTTGAACGAAACGGTCGTCATGATCTTGGCGGCGTGCTGGCGACGCGCATCCCTCCAGGCCGTCAGGTCTACGAACATCACGACGACGTCGCATGGCACGCGCGCCATTACGACATGAAGGTCTGGCTGCCGCTTCGAGCCAATGATCGGTGCGTGAACACCGTCGAGGACGAGGCGATCGTATGGAAGGTCGGCGAAGCGTGGCACCACGACAATCTGATCCGGCATTCGGTTCGTAACGACGGCGACTCAGAGCGGATCGTGCTGATAATTTGCTTTCGGAAGGTCCCGTGATGGAACAGCCCGTCGAGATCAATATCCTCATGGCTGATGGCATTTTCGCCAAACAAGGACTTGTGAGAAAAGCCGGCACGGTTATTCCGCAGCATAGTCATAAATGGGATCACGCCACGTTTCTTTCCGCTGGTGCCATGCGCGTCTTCTGCGACGGCAGACTGATTGGTGACTTTTCCGCGCCCGAAGGGCTGACGATCGCGGCAGGGACGAAACATACGTTCGTCACGCTGGTTGATAATACTGTGTTCAGTTGCATCCATCGCATCGACCGAACAGGCGAGATCGAGATCGCCGAAGAACACCAGATCGGAGGGTTTTCATAATGCCCTGGGGCGCTGCGATAGCTGCCGTTGGCTCAGTCGCCGGCGGCCTTCTGAGTTCCAGCGCCTCCAAAAGCGCGGCTGACACGCAGTCCGCCGCCGGGCGCTACGCCGCCGACCTGCAACACCAGCAGTTCGAAGAGACGAACGCGAACCTGTCACCGTTTCGTTCCGCCGGCCAGGGTGCCGTCAACATTCTTTCGAGCCTCTACGGTATCCCCACGGTGCCTTTGAGCGTGACCACGGGAGGAACGCCGGCGGCGGTTTCGGCTGGCAGTTATTCGAATCCCTTATCGGCGGCGACACCGAGTCAGATCGCTTCAGGCTCCGTCGCTAACAATGCAGGCCTGCCGCCGGGATATCAGATCGTTCAGGGCCAGCTATCGGGCGGCGAGACGCAAACCGGCGGCGGCTTTCAACTAGTGGATGCCAGCGGCAATCTTGTTCTGAGCGGGCCGAGTGTCGGCGATATCTACGCGCGGCTGCCGACCGTTGGCCTGGCGCCAAATTCAGGCACCGCGGCACCGGCGCCATCGACAACGGCCACCCAGACGCTGCCCGGCGGCATTCCAGGTGCGCCGACGACGTTCGCCTATGACCCGGCGGCGTATGGCCTTGGTAACGGCGTGTTCAAGCCGACCGAGGCAGAACTCGTCCAGACGCCAGGGTATAAATTCACGCTCGATCAAGGCTTGCGCGCGGTTCAGAACAGCGCGGCGGCGCGCGGCCTGGGAACGTCTGGCGCGGCGCTGAAGGGCGCGGCCCAGTTCGCGACCGGCCTCGCGGATCAGACTCTCAACACGCAGGCGAACATCTATAGCAACAACGTGGCGCGGACAGCGGGAATTTTCAATTCGAACCTGAGCAACTATCTCAGCCCGCTGGAGTATCTGGGCACGCTTGGCGAAAACGCGGCGGCGACCACCGGCACCATCGGCGCGGCATCCGCCGCGAATCAGGGCAACGCGCTGATCGGCGCGGCGAATGCTTCCGCCGCCGGGACGGTCGGCAGCGCGACCGCGATCTCGAATGGGATAACCGGCGGGATCAACGGCGGCCAAAATTATCTGATGTATAATCGGTTGCTAGATAGCCTCGACCGTCGCGACGGCGGCGGTGGTGACTCCAGTCTAGGACAATATTACTGATGCCCAGTAACCCCCTCGCGACTCGCGCTCAACCGCCGCCCGTCGATCCCGCGCTCATGCGCCATGCCCAGATGTGGAAAGCCATGCACGGGCAGGAGCCTGACGCGCTGCACAAGGCCGTCCAGACGCTGGATTATGGCCTCCCAATCCTTGGCGCGCTGGCCGGCAATCCCAAAACAACGGCGAAAGACGTGATCAAAGCGACGTCCGGAGCGGTCGCGGACGGCAAACTCGCACCATCCGCCGGCGTCGCGTTCATCACGCAAATGCCGGCCGACCCCGATAAACTCCACGGGTGGCTGCGCGACAAGTATGCCTCGAACCTCGCCGCCGCCGTGCATGCCAAGGCGGCGTTGATGGCAAAGGCGGGGATGCCCCAGGGCGCGGGCGTCGTGCCGCCTGGACCGGCCCCGGCGCCCACGGGAGGGCCTGTCCAATGAGCGGCACGATCTCGCCTGGAGCGATCGACGCCTCGATCCCCTTGCGCGCGGGACAGGGTGTCACGCCGGTTCAGAATCCGTTGGATGCGTTGGGGAAGTTCTCGGCGATCCAGAATGCGCTCAACACTGGGCAGATTCAGAAACAGACGATCCAAAGTAACCAGATGTCGCTGGCGCAGCAGCAGAAGGCTCTGGCGTACGCGCATATCCTGCCGGCAGTGCTGGGCGGCCGTATCAACAACATGGCGGATCTGACCTCTTACGCCGCTGGCCTGGAACACTACGGCATCAACACACAACCATTTCTTGCTGACGTCGCGCAGACCGTGACGCAAGGTAGCAATTTCGTCGACAATTTGAAGGCGCAGGCATTGGCGGGCGTGCAGCCGCCGGAGAAGGCCGCGGGAGCGGTTTTGCCGATGCGCAGCGAACGCGATGTCGGCGGCCAGATCATACCCTACCTTGAAGGGGCTCCTGGGATGCCAGGGTATGGCAATCCTCAACAGTCGGGCCCTGGCATCGAGAGAGGCTATACGCCGGAACAAGGTTTGCAGCAGCAATCCGTGCCGGCCACCACGGCGGACGTCGAGGAAGCGGCCAGGCGCGGCGTGACGATCGTTCCCGGTCAGATGATTCTGAAGCGCACGACAACGATGGTCGGGCCAAGCGTAAATCCAGGCGGGAATCGTATCCCACCCGGCGCGCTCGGCCCTGGTGGCTATGCACCGCCGCAACGGCCTCTGGACCAGCTCGGGAAGCCCTATCAGCCGACGACGGCGCCCCCTCCCACGCCCGCCGCCACACCTCCAGTCCCTGGCGCCAAATTGATGCGCGGTCCTGATGGGCGTCCGTTCTGGGTTCCGGCCGACAAAGTGGACCTCGCGACACAGAACGGATTCCGCTGATGGCAGGCTTTGACCCAATCGCCGCTGGTTTCATCCCGGCGGGTGCGGCGCCCGGTAACACGGCGCCAGCGACAGGTGGAACCGAACCGCCGCCGGTCGCCGCCGCGAATCCTCCGGGATTTGAGGATTTGATAAAGGCACAGGTGGCACGGCAAAACGCGATGAACGACCGCGCGCAGAATTACGCGAGCGATATGTTCCCTCTTCTGAAAGCAAAGCAGGAACTTGGCATCGCACCGACCGGACATGGATCGGAGGCAGCTTATAACATCAGCAGTCTTATGCGGACCTACACACCGGAATGGGCGCAAAAGGCGCTTTCCACGTTCACTCCGGTCATGACGCCCGAGCAGACGGACGCTTACGCTCAGGCGAATAAATATCTGACGATGGCGCAACTGGGCGTACAAGGCGCAGGCCGAAGCGACGCCGGCCTTTCGACCGCCGGCCAGGCCAGCCCAAGCGTCACCATCCCGAACGCAGCCGCGAAAATCGTCGTGGACAACATGATCGGATTGCGCCGGATGGAGCATGATCAGGCGTTGCAATGGCAACAAAGCGGCTTGCCGATCCAGGCGCTTCAGGGTTTCGTGACGGGGTTCCAAACGAAAGTGGACCCTCGCGTGTATATCTGGGATCAGTACACCCCGGAGCAGCGGTCAAAGATCGCCAGCAAAATGAAGCCAGCACAGTATCGTTCGTTCATGCAACAGGTGGACGCAGCGGACAGGCGCGGCATTTATAATACCTTCGGAATGGATCAGTAATGGCGGCGCTTCGCACAAACGACGCGTATGACGCCCTGTTTGACCAATGGGGACGCGTCTATAACGTCGATCCATTGTTGCTGAAGACCGCGTTTCATCTCGAAAGCAGCGGCAACCCGAATTCGCGAGATTCTTCCGCCGGCGCTCAGGGTGGCATGCAGATCATGCCGAGTCTCGCGAAACACTATGGCATCGATCCGCACGATATCACCCAGGCGATCCCCGCCGCCGCCGCGTATCTGGCCGAGGGATTGCAGGCGACCGGCGGTAATCCGGCTGGCGCACTGGCCTATTACAACGGCGGCCCGAAGACTCTGGAGCGCTGGAAACCGGAGACGCAAGGCTACGTCGCGAAGGCGCTTTCCTATTATCCGCAGATGCGGCTTGTCAGTTCAGCACAAGCAGCGCCGCTCGATGCTCCGAAACAACCATCAGTCGGGGCTCCCGAAACGCCTCCAGACGAGAAAGCATTTCAGTCACGCTGGGGTATGGCCGCGCCGGTTAATGATGCTCCGGTCGATGACAAGGCATTCCGTGAACGTTGGGGTATAACCACATCAGCGCCACCGAAGGCCGCGATTGCTTCCGATGCGGCCATGAGTCGGCCAGTGGCGGCGCCCGCGCCGGCCATGGGCAACCCGAACACGGCGCTGAACGCACTTGGCAGCGACCAGTTCATTCCCAATCCTCTCGCGGCCAACCCGAGCCAGAGCGCCTATTCTGCATTGCGATCCGCCGTGGCGCGCGATCCGGCGCTCACCTACGCTCAGAATTTTCCTGTCGCGATGGATGCGCAAGGTAATCCGCACCTCGCATTGCCTGGGTCCATCCATGATCTTCTTGGCGGCGCGATTGATGCGATTTACGGCACGCGCACAGGCCGGATGACGCCGGAAGCGACCCAGACCGTGGCGTCGAGCGTGCTTATGGCGCCGGGAGTGATGCGTTCACCAGCGAACGTGCCTGGACGCTTCACGTTGCTTCCGCGTGCTACCTCTCCGGATGCTTCGGCCGAAGCGATGTTTTCGGAAGGTCGTGGCAACCCATTGGCTGTTGAATCGCCGGCGCAGACGATCACGCCAGCGCCTGGTCGTGCGTTCGAGGTCGATTCAGCGGGGAACGCAACGCAACCGGGCATGGCGCTGGCTCCGATTACTTCGGCCGCTGAAGCCCCGCGAGGCAACCCATTGGCTACACGGCCAGCCTCTGCCGTGGCGCCTCCTCAGGCGCCTTCCAGCATGGCTCTTACCTACACTCCGGAACAACGTGCTGCCCTCGACCTCATCAAATCGGGAGCGACGTCAAACCCCGGCGCGGCGCCGCCGCTCGGTGTTCCTGGTTACACACCAACAACCCCGGGCGTTCCTCCATCGGCAGCGGCCGGACTGTCCGCCGCGGACCTCGCGGCACACATGGCCGCGAACGACACACCGCCGCCGTCTCCCATGATCCCGCCGTTGACCAAGGCAGCCGCCGAGAAAGTCGCGGATCAGATCATTCAGCATTTCCACACGGGTAACGAGCCTATCGCGCCGGCCGATTTGGTCGTGCCTCCTGGCTATCATCCGACATTGACGGGGCTCACCAATGATCCCGGGCTCGCCACGTTGCACCGAGGCATCGAAAGTGTCACCGGCAGTCCGGCGGTCATCGCGCAACACAACGCTCAGGTGATCAACGGAGCGGCAGCGCGATTGCAGGGCAATCCCGGCGA